GGGCGGTCTTGCCGGCCTTGGCAGCGGCAGCCTCGGAGCACTCGCGCTCGAAAGCGGCAGCTTCCTGCAGCTTGCGATCGCCGGGGTTGGCGAGAGCGTTGATGGCGCGCTGGAAGGAGAACTCGCGGACCTGCTTGGAGCTCATGCCGATGTCGGCGGCCTTCTCGGTGACGGGCTCCACCTTGGCGCCGATCTTCTCGAGCACAGCAGCGCGGGCCTCATCGAGGCTGCGGCCGCCGTCGATCAGCTGGCGACCGAGATCAGCCATGCCGTGCTTCTCAGTCAGGGCAGAGATGCCGGAGATGCGAGCGCGCTCAGCCTTAGCAGCCTCGGCAGCCGCTTCAGCCCGCACCGCTGAGATGTCAGGGGTGTTTTCCATCGGAACCTCAGGTTCTGGTTGGGGGGTTGGAGTTGCGGCGGGGGCCGCAGGTTGAGCGTCGAGAGCACGCCCGACGCCGACCGTTGGGTCTGCAGGTATGCTAACCACGCTCACTTCGTAGGGACTCCAGCGAGTCGCCACGAAGTCGCCAGAGCCGCGCTGTTCCATGTCCTCGATCTGGTAACCGAAGCTCACGTTTCGCAGCACGCCGTCTTTGACATCAGCCATCACTTCCTGGGCGAAGCTATTCCGGCTGAAGCGCACGCTGACGTAGCCGCGCTTTTTCTTGCCGTCGATCCACGCGCGCTCGACCACACCCACCACCTTGTTCGGGTCGTGGTTGAACAGCAGCGGCGCTGAATCGTTGAGGCGCGCCAGGTCGGCAGCCTCGCGATCGTGGCTCAGCACTTCGTTGCCGAAGTAGCGGGCCACGGGGAACTCGGAGGAGAAGGGGAACTCCATCACCCGCTCATCGTCGCTGACCTGAAAGTCAGCAACCTCGGCGCGCTTCAGAAGCTGTCCCTCCAGGTCACGCGATAGATCCATCACCATCGTCCGGGTTGTCTTGCTCATTATCGGCGGCCGGAGCCGGTCCAGGCTGCGCAGGTTCGGGGTCGTTTGCCGGGTCGGTGTCGAATCTGAGGTCGAGCTCCTCGGCCACATCCAGCTCCTGCCGGCGCGCCTGCATCAGCTCCTCAAGGTCGCCGCCCTGCTCGGCCACCACCTCGGCCAGCGTCTTGAAGCCGTTGCGCACCGCCATGGCGTAGGCCTCCACCTCCTTCGAGGGGTCCACCCATGCCCAGCCGCGCGGCATCCACCGCACCGCCTTGTAACGATCGGCGCCGAGCTCATAGTTGGCCAGCGGCAGCGCGCCGCTCAGCACGGCCATGTCGAGCCAGACATCGAACACCCGCTGATGCAGGTTCTCGATCATCCAGTTCTGCAGGATGCGCCAGTGGTCGCGGTCCTCCAGCAGGCTCAGCCTTGAGCTGCTGTAGTTCGTCTGGCTGAAATCGCGGCTCACGGTCTCGTAGGAGCAGCCGATGCCGGCCGCCATCGCCCGAAGCATCGCCCGCAGGAACGGCTCGAACTGCCCATCCGGCGCGTCGAGCTGCGGCACCGTCACGCTCTCGCCGGGAGCCAGATACTTGAACACGCCGGGCTCGAAATTCGACACCCGCTCGCCCTCAAGCACCTCATCGCCCATCAGCTCGCCCTCGGGGCTGGTGATGAAGCCCATCAGCGCGCTTGAGGCGCGTGCCCGCACGATCTCGGCCTGCTCGTAACCCTGCAGGTGGTGCAGCCGCTGGATCGCCGAGGCCATCCACGTCACGCCGCGCGTCTGGCCGGGCCGCTCCATCCGGTAGAGGTGGATCACCTCCTCGGCCGGGATGCGCTGGTGGCGCTGCGTCGAGATCTGCTGGTTGCTGAACTGGTAGTCGCCGGGGTGGTACGCCAGGAAGTGATAGGCCACCGGCCGGCCCCAGCGGTTCACCTCGACGCCCATCCTGATCTCATTGCCCTGCTGGCTGCGGCCGTTCAGGCCATCGTCCAGCTGGTCGGCCTCGAGCACCTCGAGCGCCATCGGCACCGCGGAGCCGCCGAAGCTCTGCTTGACCAGGCGGATGAACACCTCGCCCGACTCGGCCACGCTCCTGATCGCCAGCCGCTCGACATCCGCGAACGTCAGCTTGCCGCCGGTGTGGCAGTGCCGCGCCTTCGTCCACTGCTTCCACGCCAGCTCGATCTGGTCGTTCACGGTCTTGTCGAGCCGGCCGCCGCGCAGCATCCGCACCTGCGCCTGGAAGGGGATGCCCTGCCCCACCACGTTGCCCTCGATCGCGCGCAGGGCCTGCCGCGCGTAGTCGTTATCCCGGCACAGCTGCCGTGCCCGATCCCGCAGCTTCTGCGCGCTGCCGTAAATCTCGCTGTCGGCGCTGGTGTTGCCGGTCACCCAGTCCGATGTCAGCCGCGAGAACTTCGCGCCCTCATACATCCGCCGCCGTGTCGGCCGTGTTGGGGTCGCCTCGGGGGTTCCCCGCTGCAGCCACCCGAAGATCGCAGATCGGATGCCCATCAGAACCGCACGAACAGGTTGTGTGGGTTACCCAGGCCGTTAGCGACCATTGCAGCCGCTTGTTCCCGCTTAACCTCGGCCTTCAGCTTAGATTCCAGCGCCAGAAGATCGGCCATCTCCATCTTCTTCAGCCGCCGGCTGCCGATCGTGTACTCGGCCACCGCACCGCCGGAGATGATCGAGCGGATCGCCGCCTGCACCGCGTCGAGGTCTTTCTGCGCCTGGCTGCGGCCGTCAAATGCCGCCGGCTGGCCCGTGTAGTTCAGCCCAGCTTGCACCGTCAGCTGCCCGGCCCCGAGGGTCACATGCTCGCCGCTTTTCCTGGCCTCGGCCTGCCAGTACCACTGCCCTGCGTCGAAGCCCGCGCTGGTGCCCTGCGCGATCAGGAACTCCCACCCGGTCCCGTAGGCCGTGCCCACCACCGTCGCGCCTTCGTGGTTGGTGTTGGTGCGCAGGTAGTAGGTGAGCGTCCAGCTGCTATCGATCGCATTGCCGAGGTTGTCGCGGCCCGGAACGTCCCGCCAGCGGATCGTGTCGCCGGCCCTGATCTGCGCGGGGATGTTCACGGGCTCGACCCACCTGCATTTCGTCAATCGTACCCACCGAAGTGGGTCCATGCCTTGCCTCGCCAGGCCTGAACTCGCCCAGCCATGCGGTGTTCTGCCAAAAACTCGCCTAACCCGGCCTTGTCCACCCTTGTGAGGGGGGCAGGGAGGCCGAAGCCTCCGTGCCACCGTCTGTGGCCCTTGCCCAGCCCGACCCCGCCATGCCCCACCGCGCCTGGCCCTACCCCGCCACGCAGGAACGCGCCCAGCCCTGCCAAACCAGATCTGGACTTACACCTCTCGGATGCCAGCGCTGAACCGCCCATGCTTGGGACGCCAGTCGCCAATGCCGACCAGCTTGCCAGCATCGGCAGCCACCTCCTCGATGTCGCGAAGGTTCAGAACGTCAGGATCAAAGTGCGCGGTGGCATCAAGGCTCCACCGGCGAAAGATCGGCCGTGTGCGCATCACTTTGGCCATGCCCACCTTTACGCCCACAGTGTGCGTGAAGTCGCCGGAAGCGAACATCTCGCTCAGTTTGTCGTCCGTAATGGTGTCAGGCTTACCTTCAAAGTCAAGTTGAGCATGGTCTGTAAAAAACATGCCGCACTTCACTTGTGGTCCACGCTTTGACTTCTTTCCACCGGCAATGAACACCGCTTCTAGCACGTAATCGGGTATGACCAGCTGATCACGGAACCTGTACAGACCTGCCAGCCATTCCAAGCGTGCCATCTCCTCGTAGTCGGAGTCGGTTTTCTTGCGCTTGCTGCTGACCGCCTTCATGGCTTTCGCGTAGGCGTTCCGAGGGTCGGCGGTCTGTCCGTTGTGGCAGAGCAATGGGCTCTCGCCCGTGATTGAGATTTGAATCTGAGTCAGGTTGGACACGTTGATGTCGTGACGGAAGGGCAAGTGATGGCGCTTGCACCGTGACTGGTTGCACCTGCTTGCGGGGGTCGAGCTTGAAGCGCTGGCGGCGGACTGAGTTGGTAATGCCGTCGTGGCATTCGGAGCACAGCGTCAGCAGATCTGACAGCGGCTCGTTGCCGAATGACGGGTAGCGATAGTCCGGTGGTCCGGCATTGCGGTGGTGAACCTGAAGGGCAGGCCACCCAAGCTCGGCCAGTTGCTGCTGCGTGATGCCGCAGCCTTGGCAGGTGTGCTGGTCGTGGTTGAGGCGCTGCTGGCGCTTGGTGCGCCACTGAGATGATCGGTAGTAGTCCTCCGTTGGCATTAGGATCAAAGGCGATCGGCGCACGGTTGCCGCCTTTCACACTCAAATCATACCACGATCAGACAATGGCGCAGGGTGTTCGGGTTCAAGTCGTGCTGTCGGCTTCAGTTGCTGAGTTGCTCAGGGCTCGAGCCTGCAGCGAACAGCGCACGGTCTCAAACCTTGCGGCTTATCTGCTCGAAGCATCACTGCGGGCTACCACTGCGTCGTAAACGAAGTTCCACGCTGCGCCTTGACCCGCTTCTGCGCCTTGCCTTCCTGCGCATCTTGCAGGCGACGCTCGAACTGATCCCAGATGCTGCGTCGATCGAATTTCTGATAGAGCCTGTGCAGGCCTGCGTAGCTGTACACCAGACAATCCAGCGCCTCGTTACGCGCGCTTGGTTTCTTCACCCACTCCCTCACGGGGAAGCCCTTCACGTACCGCAGCGCCTGCTTCTCGGCCGTCAGCTGCTCGAAATAGTCGCCGCCCGTCTGCGCATGGAAGTGCAGGTAGCCCGGCCCGCGTTCGTTGTGCTTCAGCCGCCCGAACAGCGTGGTTTTGATCGTGTCGCCGCCCACCGGGAACACCTGCGCGCCGCGCTTCAGCGTCCGCCCCTGCGCGTTGATGTCCACCTTGCTCGCCTTGCCAATCGGCGCCTTGCCTCTCTGGCTCTGGCCCTTGATCGCGATCACGCCCACCGCCTGCCGTTCCCGCGCGTACTGGTAAACCTCCGCCGTCGCGTGACCGCCCGAGTCGATCGCCACCACGTCCGCCCGCAGCTTCGCGCCGCTCGCGTGCTCCCACTCGTGCAGCACCAGCACGTCCAGCTGCTTCCACACCTCCGGCCGGCACGGGTCGCCGAAGATCTCCTGGTGGTCCACCAGCCAGCCCTCCTCCTCGCGGCCCCAGGCCCACACGCTCACCGCCAGCCGGTCACCCGCTGAGCCGCCGCCGCCCTGCACGTCCACACCGATCGTCACCGCCAGCGCACCCTCAGGCAGCTGTCCCGACTGGTAGGCCTCGCACCGCTCCAGTAGCGCATCCGCGCTCACCTTGCTGGCAAAGTCCTCCTCCCACGTCTCGGCCAGCCGCGTGTTCACGAAGCTCTTCAGCATCGGCGCGTCGGTCTTCGCCCGCAGGAAGTCGTCCACCATGTCCGCCCAGCTCAGCCAGCCCAGCGGGCTGTAGAGCCCCGACAGCTGGAAGCCTGCTGTCTTGCCGTCGCTCG